GGCGAAATTTTGCGACGCGCGTCTAAACAACAACCGTCAGAACCAGGCACATATGCGAAGAGTTTCAAAACCTCTGGGCACGTGGCGACGAATGGAGGTTAAACCTCTCCAAACGAAGCGGGTTCGATACTGCTAGTGAATCTAAAACATTTACGAAACAGTGCCCACTAGGTTCGACCTAAACAGTCGAAGCTAGGTAGTCCTAAATAGGTGACCAATATGCAAACGTTGTTTGGTAAACCAAGTTCCCTTAAATGGGATATGTACGATATGGCCTTTGGATTTCCAACTTCTCAGGACCTTATCACCGAACTTGAATACATCAAGTTCGAGAATCGAGTTCTAATGAATGGAGGCACTCCAGTGCTTCACCCGCTAGCTGTTGCTGTGGGTAATTCCACAGTATATTCGAGGAAGTACTAATGGATCTCATTAAAATGGCGGAGGACGCCAGAAAAGCCGAACTGACCGGACGGCTTGAGAAGTTCGACACTACTATACTTGTCATGTCCCACGAAGGGGATGTCGATGAGGCTGGTGGCTACTCTGTGCTTCGCGCCCGTACGCTCAAAGAGTTCGCGCATGCCGAAGTGGGGGTGATCTACGCCTTCGACGCGGATGACGTCCGTCTCGTGGAAGTAATCGTCGCCGCACAGGACGTTCTAGGCTTCAAAATCAGCAGCGTTGAATCGTTCCCTGGCCAGAAGTCGAGCGAAGTGATTTCGTCCGTTATGGCCGAACTGCCCCGTGTCGATTTTCTTCGACTCATGGGTGACATCGCTGATCAACGGCTGATTAACGAGTCGATGACAGAATCCGAGCGTGAGGCTTCTCTCGCCAAGAAACAACACCATCAACGTGCGAATAAGCGCGGTGAGGTGAAGGCTCTGGTCGATTTCGACAGGAGTTTTAAAGACGAGGATGACGCGATAGCACCGGAAGGTGTCTAACATGTCAGACTACACACCGCTTGTAACCGACGTCCCTCGTGGGGTCAGTAGCGTTGCGAAGTCGATCTTCGATGGCGTAAACAACCCTCATTCAGACAACGTAAATTTGTTCACTGAGGTCTATCCGATTACCGTTCGGTATGACGACAGGAACCCTGGTTCCGTTTTTGGGGCTGGGAACACTAACAAAAACAAGCCCGTAGCCGAAAAGCGAGCTCGCGAAATACTGCCAGGTATCTACTCCTTTGACCCTGACATGATTCGCCTGCAGCGTACATTTGCTACGACCGTTGACGCTACGGTTAAACCCGAGATCGACGCTGAGTCCTTCTCTCTTAACGGCATGCACACCACCATGGCTACGGTCATGACGGTGTCCGGCTTACCACAACTGCCTGTTTCCGCTCTTCCCCGTGATAACTCGAAGTTCGTTAAAGAGCTCGGTCTTTCTGGGAAGCTTACTCCACGGCAGCATGCTATCGCCACCAAAATTTGGGACATAGTGTGGGGTTCGTACAAACCTAGTGCCATCAACATCCCGAAGTTGTCGGCCACAGGGCCGGTCCGGATGACGAACGATCCGGAGTACAAGCTACAACACGTTCTCGCTATGCAAACGCACGGCCGAATGGAAAGTATGCTGAGCACCTTCATGTCCGGCGACTTAGGTCGTCTCCATACTGACTTCGAAATAGCGCCTATCATGGGTGTGAACGTTCGTTGGCAGGTGGACAAACCCGGCAAACAAAGGAAGTATTGGAGTCTTCAAGACTGCAAAAACTTCGTTAGCCCGGATCAACGTCCGATTGAAACTCAAGTTGGCAACTTTCTGCCCAATGCCGGCGATTTCGCCGCTATGCGTTGTCGCCTGATCAACGCTGGTCCTTGGACCATCAACTCCACGCTTCAAACGATCGCTACAGGTACCATGTATGCGATGTTCGACACGTACGAAAGTACATGGCACAAAGACGAAGACTCGCTCGACGACTTCCTCCTCGGGAAGGACATCTGGTGCGGCGACGTTTCGAACTACGATCACTCTTTCACCGAGGAGATGATCGACCTTGCCCTTGAACGGGGTGAGGAACGTTGGGACCCGAGACTAATGCAGGTGGCGAGGAGCCTTTACTACTCCGCCTACTATGCCCGTCCGCTCGGACCTGACGACAGAACCGGCGTTATGATCGGCGACCCGAGAAAATATCTCGAGAAGCAAGTCATTGCGGGCAACCGTTCTGGTCACGCCTTTACCTCGTTGTTTGCGAAGGTTTGGAAAGTGATTGACACCATGTGTATTTTTGACAAGATGGGATACGACGCTTTAGTCGATACCGAACGTCTATTGCGTGGTGAAATGCCAGTCGGCGTTCTGAACAACGGTGACGATGAAACCGTATGGTTCAACCGTCCTGTTGATTATCAAACGTTCATGAAACTTCGGGACAACGAGCCCACATCTGAAAAGATGTTCAAAGTTGAACGTGAAATAGGGCAAGTGTATTCAGGGAAGGTCTTCCAAAAGATGGCCCCTCAGGTATACAAATCCGTAGAACGTCTGAACACCACCTTCGAACGGACACTTTGTCCAGAACGTTCGATTGGTGGTCATTTCCGGCCGTATTGGCCAATCGGGCTTCTGGAACGTTATAATAAACGTAACAGTCACCCCGTCCTCGAGGAAATCTGGAATATTTTCGATTTCGCGTGGGACAAAGAGATGTCACCATCTCATGGCTCCTATCTCGGCATTATCGATCGTGCTTCTAAGAACATGCCCTTCAATGTGAATGGCTTGAATTGGAAGGATATCGCCGTGCTGGAGGATCCATCAAAGCTACACCACCGATGGACTCCGGATGAGATAGACTCACAAGTCGTGGCGTCATCTATCAGCCGTCTGCATTTTAAACATTTCATGGGTTTTATTGAGACCTACTACACAGGGTTCCTTGTATGAAGATGCTTCCTGGTGAATTAGCGAAGTTGCGCAAGCAGCAGTACGACGCGTACCACTCCGACCAACCCGGTGCATGGTTTGCCGAAGTAACAAAAGTGATCGACACGCTTCAAATCGATCGTGAGGAAGGCGTCCTCAGCATTAACCTTGCGAACGGCACCCCCGTGTCTTTCGATAAGGACGGTAACGCTGTACGTCTTATGAAGAAAGAAAAACGCTCTGTCGTTACAGTCGATGCGCAGGGTAACGACGTAAAAGGAGTTGAGGACATTGAAGTTTTTGACAGCTTTGCAACCTCCTCTCATCGCGGTTGGCACCAGTCCATTCTCGATCGTTTGGTTCCTGGCTGCGTACCTTGCGCTGGGACTGTTTTCGACGCCCGTGTAGGCGCCGGAATCATGGTCGCCGTTGGCCGTGGTGACTCGGCTAAGACGCCGTTCGCACACGCATTCGCCGAGATACTCGGTGGTAAGGACGGCTACGAAGTCGTCCGTCTGGGTGAGCCTCTCTCCGGTTACAACACCGATCTCGAAGAGGCGACGTCCAACATCGTCAAGGCTGTTCTCACGTCCCGCGTAATTG